GCGAACACCGCCAGATGAAGCTTCACGAATGAGCTGCCCCAGCTTAACCTCTTCAGGCTGCGTAATGTGGAGGCTGATACCAGTAATGATCATTAGAGCACCGTGATGAAGCAGCGGCTGGTTACGAGGTATGACCAGCGGATAAGTGTGAACTTGCGGTTGGTAAGGATCCTGGGCATGGTAGCCTCCGTGATAGGGGTAATACCCTATAACTTAATGGTAAGGTCTTTGGGCCTCTTGTGCAAGGGTAAAGTTACACTTGATGGCAAATAGTTAGTAAGATGCTGCCTGGTGCAGGTCATCACTCGCGCTCGCGTAGGTGATTTTCATGAAGAGGAGCTATTGATCCTCACGTCTTGGAGTTTTCTTCGCAGATCATACGGAATAGGTGATTAACGATGGGCAGGATCGGTTATCTGTTCTTCGTTTGGCAGCCTTACTTGTGGTAGGCAACAATTACATAACCATACAGTTATATACCAGGGCAAAGCAAAGGCCACCTTGCGGTGGCCTTTGGGTGCTAGTTTGCAAGCGGCGCCAAGGCAATAAAGCCGCGCTTTAAATCCCAGGCAAGGTCGGCGCTGTAGCCGCCAGCGGCAACAAACTGGTGCGTGGTGGTGCAGGTGCGGTAAAGTTCATAACGCGCTTGGCTTTTGCCGCGCTTGGGGTTTACCTGCACCAGCAGGGTAATGGCTTGGTTGGCCACCTTGGGTAGCTTGGTAGCAGCCTGGGCGGTAGCAGCCTGGGTAGCAGCCTGGGCGGTAACTTGCTTGGTGGTGGCGGTAACTTGCTTGGCCATGATGGACCCCTTGTAATGGCGCCGGGCGGAATTGCCCGGCACACTATGGTTGCATGCGCTATGCCAAAGTGTAAGAACTGGAAATGTTGCACTTATGTAATTTGTGGCTTGCGCTAGTGTGGGGAAATAACCACAAGGTAATGCAGCAGTTACACTTAACCTGTGCGGTAATGCTGCATTACCTTGTGGTTACAATGCCACAGGGCCGTGGTGGAAATTACCACAGGGTAATGGCGGCCCATTGGTACAAGTATGCATAACAATGCATACGCATAGCTATGGTTTACGGTAACAATGGGCCGCGCGGGACGGTAGCGTGGCGGGTCGGCATGGCCGCGCAGCCTGTGGCATGGTTTATGCGCCAAAAGCGCAGTTCCTGGGTTACATTTAAGCGCAGCGGCTACAGCATATGGCAATTGAGCGTTTTGGCGCTTTGTAAAGTGCTGCAAATAAAGCGCCTGCAAAGTGGACATTTTTAATGTGTAAACCGCATTAATACTGTTATGCGCTACAATGCAGCAAATAACCAGGTTATAATGCATGAAATAACACATTACACATTTACACACAACCCAACCCCTTTACTATATACTTACCCCCTATTATTATTTTTATTATTATTATTAAAAATATAGTGTAATGTGTAAATGTGTAATATCTTGGCACTAAGTGCAATTAAACCAGCGGCTTGCGGTATGCCTCCCAATGTTACGCTAATTTTGTTCGGGCATTAAATGCCCTGTTCTAATAGGTAAGTGCTGCACCCAGGTCGGTTGTGCCCGTGGGTCATTTACGCACTCCGGCATAATTTGCCCAGATGCCGCGTTGCGTCGTCCATGTGCCGTAACGCGTCGTCTTTTTACCGGGCATCCGTGTTCTGTGCCGTAACGCGTCGTCTAGGTGTCGCGTTGCGTCACACGGCAATCCTTGCCTCATGCCTAGTGTTCAGTTCTGGTCATGGGCAACCTCTGCTCTGTGGCGCATCGCGTCATGGGCAAGCTCTGCTCGTAGGTCGTCGTTGCTGGGCAAACTCTGCCCTCCGGGTACCCACTTGGCGCTCGGCGGGCTGGTGTCGCCTCCCTCGTCACGGTGGCCAGAGAACTTCTTTCTATGCAACGGAGGAATTACGCTACCAGAGAAACTATTTCATGTAATCCCCGAATTACGATGTAGCGATAAATAGATGCTTGCATTGAGATTCGCTCGAGTGTATAATAAGGCTCTACGAACGGGAGTTCATCAATGGCAGATCTCAGCGCACGAGTGGGTCTTGGTCAGCGTGGCAAAGGCGCGACTGGACGCTGGGCTGAGGAGTCACGAAAGCGAGCGCGTGATGGAGGAGAGCTCCCCCATGAGTTCTTGCTTCGTGTAGCCCGAGGCGAGGGAATCGAACTCATCGAGGAGCGCGAGGATGGTTCCCTCCGTGAGCGGACTTACTACCCGAATTTCACGGACCGAGTTGAATGCGCGACGGCCTGCGCGAACTATTTCGCCCCGAAACTCACTGCTCAGCAGGTGGAGGATGTCAGCGGAACGCAGGAACTAAGCGACGAGGACATCGCTCGTCAACTTGAAGCGCTGATGACCGGAAAGTCGTAATGGCGAAGTCACTCACAGCGAAGCCAAAACCTGCGATCAAGAGCGCGAGGAAGAAGGCTCCCCCAAAGCCGACGGATGAGAGTTTCGTTGATGATGTGGTGTTCCTGAACCCAGATCCCAAGGTTCGCAACGCGAAGATCACTCCTGAGGCGAAGATTGAGCTGACGCGGGAGCAGAAACTTGAGCAGCTCGCGCTCCTCCAAGAGCAGGCTAGTCGAAAGAAGCGTCGGAAGATTCTGTCGTTCTACCCTGACACCGGGCCGCTGCGACGAGAACTCTATGTGAAGCACATGAAGTTCTTCGCGGCAGGGGCCAAGCATCGTCAGCGCCTGATGCTAGCAGCGAACCGAGTTGGTAAGACTGAAGGAGTCGGACTCTATGAGCTTACACTTCATCTTACCGGTGACTATCCAGACTGGTGGGTGGGACGGAAGTTCCACAAGCCGATCAAGGCGTGGGCCTGTGCGGTTAGTCAGCAGAAGGTGCGCGAGATTCTGCAGGACAAGATTCTTGGGCCTGTGGGTCATTGGGGCGAGGGACTTATTCCGCACGATAAGATTGTCAAGGTCACTGCTGCTGGCGGGGTGGCCGACTCAGTCTCGGTCATATATGTGGCGTCCAAGTGGGGAGGCGTCTCACAACTAGAGTTCAAGTCATATGAGCAGGGCCGGAAGGCGTTCGAGGGAACTGAGCAGGACGTGATCCTAGAGGACGAGGAGCCGCCACTCGCCATTCACACCGAGTGTCTCATCCGAACGATGACGAACGATGGGATCATGCTCCTTACATTCACCCCGCTTCAGGGCATGAGCGAGGTGGTGCTAGACTTCCTCCCAGGTGGCAGGCTCAAGGATGACTGTGCCATTGATGATCCGAGTGCGCCGAACTCGTCCAAGTATGTGGTGATGGCGACCTGGGACGATGCGCCGCACCTTGACGACAAGGTGAAGGCCGAACTCTGGGAGTCGATCCCCCCATTTCAGCGGGATGCGCGTTCGAAGGGGATTCCGCAGCTCGGTTCGGGTGCAATCTACCCTGTGCTCGAGAGCGAAATCACCTGCCCTGACTTCGAGATCCCTGACCATTGGCCGAGGGCCTTTGCGTTGGACGTCGGCTGGAACCGAACAGCGGCGATCTGGGGTGCGTGGGACCTCGAAACCGGAACCCTCTACCTCTACTCAGAATACTATCGCTCGCAGGCTGAGCCGATTGTTCATGTCCAGGGCATTCACGCCCGAGGTAAGTGGATTCATGGTGTGATTGACCCTGCCTCACGCGGACGCGGACAGGCCGATGGAACGCAGCTCCTCACCCTCTACGAAGACAACGGACTGATTCTGCAGCCTGCTGACAATGGTGTGGAGAGCGGGATCTATAAAGTCTGGCAGGGGCTCTCCACTGGCAAGATCAAGGTGTGTGCTAGCCTCCAGAATTGGTTCTCAGAGTTCCGGATGTATCGGCGTGATGACAAGGGCAAGGTCGTAAAGGACTTCGATCACTTGATGGACTGCACCCGCTACCTCGTGGCATCGGGTAGGGAGGTCGCTCGCACAGGACTTCTCAAGAAAGAGGCCAAGAATCCGGAGTATGTGACATACTCTTTCAACACTACGGGGTGGATGAATGCTTGAGAAGCGAAGTGACACTAAATTCTTGGCGCAGGCGCGCAGTCGCTGGGAACTCGCTGCTGAGGAGGAGTCCGAGAACCGGAAGAAGGCCCTTGACGACTTGAAATTCCGCGCTGGTGACCAGTGGGACGGGAATATCAAGTCGGATCGTGTTGGTGACAATCGCCCCTGCCTGACCATCAATCAGTTGCCACAGTTCATCCGGCAGGTGACCAACGAGCAGCGACAGAATCGGGCCGCCGTTAATGTCTCCCCCACTGGCGAGGGCGCTACGAAGGAGACCGCCGAGGTCTTCCAGGGCATGATTCGGCACATCGAGTATGACAGCGATGCTGATATCGCCTACGATACGGCTGGGCAGAGTGCTGTCACCAGCGGAATCGGATATTTCCGATTCATCACTGAGTTTACTGATGATAAGTCCTTTGACCAGGACATCAAGTTCAAGCGGATTCGGAACCCTTTCACCGTCTATATGGATCCTGCGAGCCAGGAACCCGATGCCAGCGATGCAGAGTGGTGCTTCATCGCTGTCGACTATACCGAAGAGGATTACAAGCGCGAGTTCCCGAAGTCGAAGTTGGCGCAGACCAATGACTGGGAGTCAATTGGCGACCAGATGCAGGGCTGGGCCTCCAAGGATGGCTGCCGCGTGGTGGAGTATTTCTACAAGGACTACACCCAAAAGACCCTGCTGCTCCTCACCGATGGATCGAAGGGCTACCTTGAGGACCTGCCCGAGGAACACAGGCCCCCTGAAGATAGGATCAAGGCCAAGCGCACCGTTTCGGTGCCTCAGGTCAAGTGGTGCAAGATGAACGGCATTGAGGTTCTGGACGAAACTGACTGGCTGGGCCAGTGGATTCCTGTAATCCCGGTGCTGGGCGATGAACTTGACGTCAACGGGAAGCGTGTATTGGAGGGCATCGTCCGCCATGCCAAGGATCCTGCCCGGATGTATAACTACTGGGTGAGCGCAGAGACGGAAATGATCGCACTGGCGCCAAAAGCTCCGTTCATCGGTGTGGCCGGTCAGTTCGAGGGCTAC